TGATTGAAAGAATAAATCCCTGACGCAGCGTCCAAGAAAATGTCTGACTCAGCATCGACAATCAAATCAGCGGCAATGTCGAGAGTTAAATTCCCAGAAGTAACGTCGATTTCGTTACCATCAATCGTGATGTTGTCTACGACTACGCCAGCGTTGGCAGTGACTACGCCAGCTACAGCTAAGGTAGAGGCCATATCCACAGCGCCATCAACATCAACGACATCAAGGTTAGTAGTACCGTCTACGTCAATATCGCCTGAGATGTCTAAAGAAGCAACTACAGCCGTTCCTGTAAGCGTAGGAGCAGTTAGCGTCTTATTTGTAAGGGTCTGTGAGCCAGTAAGCGTTGTAACAGTGCTATCAATAGCAAAGGTCACGGCGTTACCAGAGCCACTAGTATCAATACCAGTACCGCCCGTAAACGTAAGAGTCTCTGAGTCTAGGTCTATGCTTAGCGCACCGCCAGAGTCTGCTTGAAAGTCTAAGTCCTGTGCAGTTACTTGGCTGTCTACATAGGCTTTGATGGACTGCTGAGAAGCAATACCTGTAGCACTGTTAGATGCCATATTGTCTTCATCAAGGAATGCTTTGCCATCAAGTATGTTTAGCTCTGCGGCAGTTGACGTTACACCATCTAATATATTTAGTTCTACGGCTGTAGAAGTTACAGCAGTACCATTAATAGATAGTGCGTCTGTTTCTAGGGTTCCATCTACATCTACATCACCAGAAATATCTAGCGTAGCAGCATCTAACTCACCAGTAATTGTTAAATTTCTAATACCAGTATAGTCTTTACTAGAATCTAAAATAACCGCTTTGGAAGCAATAGCTGTACCAACTGCTGTACTTCCTAAGTCAAGAGCATTTATTTCACCTACAACTACTGTAGCACCGTCAAGTATATTAAGTTCTGCTGCTGTAGACGTAACCGCTGTTCCATTAATAGACAACGCATCAGTCTCCAACGTACCGTCAATGTCAGCGTCCCCCGAAATGTCAAGAGACCCTGCATCTAGTTCTCCAGTAAGTGTAATGTTACGAAAGCTGGCTACGTCTTTATTCGCATCTACTGTAACTACTTTACTAGCTACTACTGTGCCTACTGAAGCGCCTGTGTCGTTATAGTTAAGTTCTGTTGTAGTGGCTGTAACGCCATCCAAAAGATTAATCTCTGCGGCAGTTGATGTTACACCATCTAAAATGTTAAGCTCAGCAGCAGTAGATGTAATAGCAGTTCCATTAAAGTTGATAGCATCCGCATAAACTGTGCCATCAAAATAACCATCTTTAAATTCTAAAGAACTAGTGCCAAGATCAATATCATTATCTGTAACAGGGACAATAGCGCCATCTTGAATACGGACCTGTTCAACTGCACTGCTAGATACCTCTACAAAAAATCCTACTCTATTATTTGTACCATCAACTACAACTTTATTTAAAAAATCTAAGTCACCAATCTGAGGAATATTACCACCTTGACCAGAAGACCCATCATGCCGATGCCCAGTAGAGGAGGCACTAGATGAAGAATATGCAAAAGCATTTACTAGCTGGTTATATTCGTTGTTAAACAGTGCTGCTGTGATAGTGTCTCCATCAGCCATTGAACTCTGTCTAGTATAATTCTGAGCCATTTATTATCTCCTGCCTGATGGCATATAATCTATATAAATACCATTTACAGCATATGCTGATTTTTGATCCTTACTAGATACTCTAAAGCTGCAAGTATTTCCTGAACCTTCTAAAGTAATTCTTTCCATTGGATCTGTTGTTGCGCCAAATGTAATAGAATTAAAAGCTACTGATCCAAATATTGCAGGTAATAAAATTGTAGAAATTTCAAATGGTTCTGGTTGCGGTATTGTAGGATCTTCGTAGTCGTAACGTACTCTAAAGCTAGGCAGTATCTCACCTTCTGGGCTAAATGAAACTCTAGCATATTTTAAAGTTTTACGTGTTCCTATATCTCCAAAATCAAAATCAGGAGTCTGATACACTGCATCTATATCTGTTGCTGTTGAGTCATTAAAAAAAGAGTTTCCAGTATCGTGAGTATAAATATATCCATCTTTATCACCATGAAATATTTTTTCTACTCCATCTTTGTCTACATCAGATATAAAACCTAATGCCTGTATTCCTAATGTTTCTGACCAAGCATAGCCTTGAGAAGTAAAAGTTCCTATAATACCTCTGGCTACACTAGGGCTTTCTGTATTTTTACTATAGAATAATCTATATTGAGATTTACTTCTAAGGACACCACTTGTAATTATAAACCCTGAATCAGAAGCAATATCAGAAATAAGTTTTTGTATAGCTCTGCTTACTGAGCTTAACTCTACATCTCCAATGCGTGCAGTACCAGCGATTGTTCTTACACCATCAGGAGCGAGAAATAATATATCTCCTCCTACTTCCTGTATACTACCACCATCTAAACAGCCTACATTAGTTGTTATAGGAATCACTGCTACAGTACTAGAGTCATTTATATTTACAAGTTTATGAATACTATTTTTACAGAATATAATTAAATCGCCACGAAAACTTGCTAACCCTACTACAGCATCTTCAATTACAATACTACCTGACCCACTACCACTAAAGCTATCAATATCATTAGTGCTACTGTAGAATATAGTATTTTTAGCTGTAGATGCCCCAGCAACTACTAAGTGTTTATCATGTATTATACCAAAAGCAGGACCAGTAGTACCACTAACTGTAATCTCTTTAGCAAAAAATGTTCTGCTAGTTAAACCACCTGTACCTGTCATTTGAAATAAGAAAGGCTCGTTAACCCCATCACATATTACAATCTCACCATAGTCTGAAGTGCCTTCATATATTGCAAAAGTACAACGACCTTGAGAAGTACGTGCAGCTACTGATCGACCTGTAAAAGTAGTATAATCATCACCACTAGAAGCTACACTTGCTCTGTTAATTTGAAGCCAAGTCGTTTCGCCATCTACACTAAAAAATATCCCATCACCTGAACATACTATAATACCATCAGCGTACACTGCCATTCCTAATATAGTATTGCTAGAATTAGGTCTAGTATCTCCAAACAAAGAATAACCATTTATACGTCTATAACCACCATCAGGATCTACCTCAAAGTTTCTTAAACGTGTAGCAAAACCTGGCTGAGAAAGCATCTCTAGTTGGTTTAAGTTGACATTTAAGCCACCTTTACATGAGTATCCCCAAGGCTGAGACATTAAATGTACCTCACACGATCATCTTTCATATAACCTGGATCAGGAGTCATTAAACGTAATTTCATTAGTTTTAAACCACGCTTATAATCTTCTAAAGCAAAAGCTGCTGCCTGTGAGTTTTCTTTAAACTGATGCAAATAATATCTAGCTCTTGCAAGTAATACAGTTTTATATACATCAGGAAATACTATAGCATCTCCAAAAGAATCTAGCTGTGTTGGAAGATCATATGCAAAATAAAATACTTTGTATACTTTATCAGGTATTGGGCTAAGACCAAATGTTCGACCATCTGAGCTTCTTATGACTCTACTAGGCACTCCAAATTTTTGAGTATCTGCATCATCCAGATTTTCACTAAGACGATAAAAATCTTTCCATTCTTCTATTGTAGTGTATCTAAGATTACGTGCTACAAAAGGAGCAGTTTCACCACTAACGCCTACTGTTGTTAAGTAAAAGTTTTCAAACTCTACTGCACCATAGTCTGTAGTTAAAGAGGAACTTGATGGTTTTAATTCATACCACCGTGTTCCAGCTACAGTTTCTAGGCTTACATTACCAAAGGTAGGGTCAGTGGCTCCACTTTCAGCCGCCGCTAAAAAAGGCCACTTTGGTTCTTCTGTTACAATATCTAAATAAGATCTATTGATAAGATCCTTAGCATGCTGCTGGATACCAATAGCATTAGCAAAAGTTGAAGAAGTTAAGGCAACCTCATTCAACTCTCGCAATAGCTCATTAGTTAATTGTAAAAAAGTAGTAGCCATTATTTATTATGAACCTTTTGTATTTCAAAGTTTGCAGTTTTGCTAGATCCTGTATGTTTTTTGTAACCATCTTTAGGATCTTTCATAAGCTTATAAGACTTACCACTTTTCATCCAGTGATAACCTTTAGGGGCTTGAACTTTCATCGTCCTTTAGGTAGGCTCATATTATAGCCAGCCATCTTATTACAAGCATCTTCCATCGCATAAATGTCAGCCTTCATTGTTTTACCGCCATGTCCTTTCTTCATGCGCTCACCGCCATACATCATTGATTCACGCTTGCCACCCATCATCATGCCACCACGCATTTGATCTTTCATCTTACGATCCATTTCCATATCCATCATACCCATGCCGCCCATAGCCATATTTTTCTTTCCGCCATGCTTCATCATGCTTCTCCCTGTATATTTATTAGGTACATAACCTTTTTTTCTAGGCACTTTATTCATTCTTGATCCATAGAAAATGTTTTACTTTTTTCTCTACATATATCTAATTCAGTTTTATGCTTATTAAAGATACGATCATAATTATTTTTATATTGTGTAATATTCATACCTTTACGAAATCTACTGTCTTTATTAACAATAGTTTTACGAAACATCATAGGATTAGATTCTGAACCAACTGAAGCCATTTAAACTCTCCAAATAAAAGGAAAGGGGCCACCGAAGCAGCCCCATCCAGTTTTAGTCGATGCCGTAGAAGGCAGATACAAGAGCTTCAGGACGAAGCACCTGTGCGCCATATACGTGAAGACCACGAACAATATCACCAAAGCTATCTGGATCACGGATGACCTCAGTGCTAGTAATAGTTTGTGCAGTAGCACAAGCAGACATATGACCAGCCAAACACTTACCAGCAGCATTAGTAGTTGCAGCAATATTATTTGACTTGTACATATCAAAGCCACGTAGCTTACCAGAGCTTACCAATCCATTGCGGATTGAACCCTGACCAGCATTGTAGTCTACTGACAAGAGCTTAGAAGAGCTTTGAACAAGCACTTCGTAGAACTCTGGATTAGCAACAAACCAGCGACCTTCTTCTGGTACGTTTTGATCATCTAGCAAACGAGCCATACGAGAAAGAACATCAATAGGATCGTGTTCACTAGAGCCAAAACCAATGTCCAAGTTACCAGTACCATCAAAGGTGCCAGCAGCAAGGTCAGTTGCATTGTCAGTACCTAAGCTGTGGTTTGGAGATGAATCTGGAACACCAGCAAACATCTCAGCAATAACACCTGCATCAAAAGCATCACGCAATGCGTAAGCTGCTGAAGAAGTTGCTACATCACGGAAGTTAACGTGAGACATATTTGTTTCAATATCATCGACGATGAATTTGAAAGCATTAGCCACATCAACAACCAGAGTAAGTTCTTGGTCAGTTAATGCAGTCTTAGTAATGTCTGCACCACGCTCGTAGTTTACGACAGTGATTTCAGGCTCTTTAATGATGCGTACACTATCACCGAACTGTGAGATTTCTCCAGAATAGTCAGTGTTAGTAATCGCTTCAACTACAGAAGCCTTACGGAAAAAGTTTAGTACCTGCTTGGAATAAACTTTGGGTAGGAAAAACGAGTTAGTTTGTCCTGATACGGAGTTACCAAAGTTACCATTGGTATCCGTAGATTGCTCAAAAAATTGATCTGATACGTTAAAAGCCATGTTAATATACTCCTAGTAAAACATTATTTTACTACTCTGCCCTCTGTCATAGCTTGACGGATTTCTTCTTCATACTTATCAAACTGATCAAGGGACATCGCAGCGATTTCCCGTTCAGTCCAGATTTTAGGCTGCTTAGCATCTACAGAGGTGGTTTTTGTTGATACCATATCCGCTGCATCACCACGTTGCCTTTGTTGTCTGGGCTGTTGTGTTTGAGACATGTCATTTTCTAACTTATATAAATCAATAGCTTTAGATGCTAAAGTTACATTATCTGGATTATTATAAATCCAATCTTTAATTTGATCAGGTTGTTGTTCAGCCCAAGCATGAAAATTTTCATCACCTCTAATATCATCAAAATCAGGGTGACGTTTTTTTAAGCTAGACTCAGCTTCTCGTCGCATAATTTCAGACTCACGTTGCCGCATAGACTGTAACTGTGCTTCAAGCTCTGCAACTTGCCGTTGACTCTGCATATGTGCTACAGTTTCAACTGTGTTATAAAGATCAGGATACTCTTCTTTAAAGCTTTCTAATTCTTCTTCAGATTTAGGTGGCTTGTAGGAAGGCTGAGCTTGCATCGCTTCTGCTCGCAGTTCTTGTTCTCGTTGCTTAAACTCTGCAATCTTAGTATCGTAATGTTTCTTTAAATCATCATAACGCTTTTTATAGTTAGTTCGTTTACGAGGTTGAACATCTTCTTCAGGGGCCATTTCTTCTTGGGTAGCCTGTTGCTGTTCTGGGTAAAATAAACCATCTGCATCACCCATCTTAGGTTTATCTGGCGTGTGCCAAGATTTACGTGCATTATATGGATTACTTACTTCCTCTTCATATTGTGTTTCTGACATTCTCAATCTCCTTCACGGGGCTTGTGTCTTGCAAGGTAGCCATATTAACTCCGTCGAGTTTAATGGGGCTTGTCTTACCAAGGTAGCCGTAAAAATTATTGAAGACTTGGCATCCTGTTAGCACCCATCATAAGCTTGTTTATTTCATCACTTATTTGGGATTCTTCCATCATTCCACCTTCAGCCTTCATTTCTTTACCGCCATCATAGGCACGCTCTGCATCATCCATCATTTTCTGGAGTACATCTGAACCTATCTGGTCGGTTGCTTTTTTGGTAAATACAAACTCACCATCGCTCAAACGAGCAGGTATAGAGTCTGATACACCAGTTCCAGGGCCGTCTACTTCGCCAGCACCCGAAAATTCTGAAGCAGTTGTAATTACTTTATCTAAGATGTCTGATAAACGATCATCGTCTTGTAACACACCTGCTAAATAAATTTGTTCGTCGTCGTTAAGAGATTCATCCATAACGTACTTAATATAATCTTCTTCCATCTCATCATCAGGAAGTTGTGAATCCAGTGCTTCATCCATTTCATCTTCTGGTATGTTTGGATAGGTATCTACTGGCATACCTTCTACAGGCATTAGCATAGAGCCTTCTGCTTTACCATTGCGATCTTCAACAAAAGTTTTATAAGTAGAATCACCTAACTTAAAATTATCTATTTTATTTTTCAAATCTTTAGGTATAAATTTTGTTTCTTCTGGAAAATTTTCATTACTTCTTGCAAATTTATTTTTTATAATAAATTTTAAATCTTCTAATTCTTCTTTGGAAGTTGCTTTTTCTAATTGTCTAGAAGCTTCAACTATAGCTTCTCTATCAGTATATTCTCCTTCTTCTAAAAGAGAAAATGCTGCACCTATATGGTCTTTAGCACTAATACCACCTTCTGCCATTGGAGTCTTTTCAAATCTTTCTGTGGCTTTTCTGCCTTTACGATCTCGTAGTATTGAAAAATCTTCAGCAGTAATATCACCATCTTTATTAGCGTCTAATTTTGTTTGACCACCTTTAAGCAAAGGCGCTCTAGATTGACGCTCAGCAGCCTCATTCATTCTACGATCCATTTCTTCTTGACGCATTTGATTTAACATTATTTCAAGATTTTCAGGAGTAGGCTCAAGTTCTTCTTCTTTTAAACGCGCTTGTGCTAGTCTTATTTCTCTTTCTGCCATATCCTTAGCTATAGTAGCCTCACGATCTTTTTGTAATTCACGACTTCTTGAAAGTATACCACCTGATAATTCTAGTCCACCTTCAGCTTTACCTTGAGGATTTAACATACTTTTAGCCATTTTCTTTCCTCTCTAAAATTTCATCTACTATTTGAGGTAACTCTAAAAGTCTACCCAGAAAATTCATCTTCCCCTGACTGCGGAACATTTCCTGTTCCGATGTTGCCGCCACCAGTACCTGTAGCTCCAAGTTCTTGAGGCTGTTCAGGTACTCCTCCACCGCCTCCCATTGCGCCTTGTTCTTGGTTATTGGGGCCAGCTTCTGGGCTAGGGTTTTGTCCAGCATTTTGCATTCCTATAATTTTAGCCATCATTGCGGCTTCTTCAGGGTCATTCATTAGCTCTTCAGGATCTAAATCAAGACTGTATGCTAATTCACTAATAAGTTTATTCATCTTAATAAAAGGCGCTACAGCAGGATTAGCTGCGGTCTGTAAGAACATAGTCAATCTTTGACTACGTACTTCTTTTTGCATTAAACTATTTGTGCCTGTAGCTTTAACTTCTAAATCACCTGTTACAGCTAATTTAGACTCTAAGAACTGCATGTTCCATTGGAAGTATGCTTCACCTAAAGGTTTAAGAAGAAAATCATCAAGATTTTTAATGACAGTCTTAATATTTAATGATGCTGCACCAAGCAACATTGACATGCCCGAAGCAGTACGCGTCATACTTTGTACACCTGTCATACCATGACTATATGATGGAATACCTGTTTGTTCATCTGCAAGCTGTCGAAACTTATCAAACATTTGCATATTTTCAATAGTTGTGTTAGGAAACTTTAAACCATTAATAGCTGTTCCTGGTACACCGGCTTGTCGCCTAAAAACTTTACCAGGATATATTTCCATACTCTGACCACCCACAAGAGCAGTCTCATCTACATCAAATACTACAGAGCCTGATAATGCAAGATTATCAATAGCCATACGAGCATGACCATTCATAATCTTTTGTGAGTCATCCATATTTTCTGCTACGCCTATACCAAAAAAACTATATGGATTTTTTTCGTAGCTAAAAGCATGGTAAGGAATACGAAATGGCGTAAATGGGTTTACTACTGAACGTAATAATCTACCATTACAAATCCATGCATTTATTTGAATTTCATCTAAGTCATCAATATTTTCATCCAACTCCATACCAACTTGGCGTGCATATTCTGCATCCATTACACCCCAATATTCAAGAACTTCAAATTGTTGTGAGCCATAATCATCATTACGACTATCATCTTTTAGTTCTTGTTCATAATCTTTTTCTACATAATTAGGCCCAAGCTGTAATACTTCTCGTATAGCGTCTTTGTTAAAATAAGGCATCTTACCAAGACTACGAAGCTGTGTGCGATTCATACGATGTCTATGAAAGACATACTCTGCTTCACTTATGTTTGTGGCGTTAGGGTCTGGGAAGAAATCCCATATGCTAACAAACTCCAGCCGAGGAACGCGCACGTCAACAGGAGAATAACTTCTAGTACCATCCTCTGCTTCTGTCCACCTATGTAAAGTTTTGTTAAAATTGAACGGGCCTTTAACAATGCCGGTTCCAAATAACGACGCTTCAAATAAAGAACTTCTAATTTCACTTGCCCCATTGGACTCCTCTATTTGATCATGTATAATTTTTTCCATTCGTCTTGCAGCTTTTTGTGCAGGACTAAGTTCCATGGCTCGTGGGTCTGGAGATAAACCTTCTGAGAGCATATCATTTTCATCAGCAAGTTTATCAAGTTTAATATCTTCAAACTTACCAGTAGAAAAAGTAGCTCCAGGTTTTAATACACGCCCATCTCCTTCATACCCTACATCATAAGGACTTTCTATATCTGATTCAGTAGGCGCTGCTATAGGAGGTGTTTCAAGTCCTGGCTCAATATGTGCATGTTCTGCAATGCCTTCAGGAACTTTAGTTTCACTGATCCCAATAGGAAATTTATTAGCACCAAATACAACATCTACAAGTTGACCAAAAGCAGCAAGAACTTTAGTCTTAGTTACTTTTACAAACACACGAGACTTTTCAGATTCACGAAATCTTACATTTTTACCATATAAACCACGATAGTTATGATATGCTGCAAGCCATCGCTGCTCATCTAAGTCTCTTGCGTTTTCAG